AAACCAACTCCTGCTGTTGCAGAAGAAGAGGATGATGCACTATCATACTTTGCGAAACTCGCAGAAGAATAATTACAAAGTAATTGTGTAGGGGGTCAAACGACCCCCTTTTTTTATGGATTGACTACGTTTGTATTTTCAGTTCCCGCTATATTTTTTGATATGTAACTTGAACTCTTATCATATTTTACTATATCTCTTAAATCATTAATGAATAATTGTATGTAACCTCTGTTTAACACATTTATTTCTCTTTTCTTTTCATTTTCAGTATATTCATATTCTAAATTAGTCACTGCACGAGCAATGTTATCAGTTGCTACTGTGAACTCATCCTTATCATCTAATTGTCTATTACCTGTAAGAGATTTTAATGTATATCTTGTTGAACTTGGAAATTTATTCACAGTTCCATCTATTTTAAAATCTGCATCTACGATTAGATTTGGTGGTACAATTTGTCTATTTTGGTCGTCAATTATCTCTAGAGTTTCATAATATCGTATTGCGTTCATTTCTGTTTCTGAACCATATTTTTCTAAAGCATAATCATAAACTTGATAATCTTGAAGTGGCCATTCGTTTGTTATATTTGTTATACCTGCAACTAATACTACAATGTAATCTAGAGTTGCGTCTCCATATAATTCTTCTGCAATAGTATCAGGACGATCACCGTCTCCTATTGTAAAAGTATTTAATAATGTCACATTACTTTCTAAGAAATCGTATAATTTAGTTCTACGAAATATATTTTTTATAAGTAAAAAATCTCTTGATGAGTTTTTATGTAATAGTGGAGACTGATATGCAATATCAGGTAGTTCTCTAAAATATCCCATTAGTAACCAACTCCCATTGATTCGTCCATTCCATCATAATCTTCAGAGTATATTGGATTGAGTTCTTTAAATGTCATATTTAATCTTATACTAACAGGAGAACCATCACTATAACTTGCGTATGTTCCTGAGTTTGTATAGTTGACACTCATTCCAGTAAGAGCACACATTTTAAAACTATTAAGAAATGGATGGTCTTGTCCATTATGCAAATAACGAAGTGAAAATACGTCAGGTGACTTAAGAAATACTCCAGACGCTGAACCACCACTCATTGTTTTTCCTTTCGCATTCATTGAACTTTTCAATTGGCGAATGATTTGTTTAACCTCAAGCATTTCTTCATAATATCTTGGAGTAAATGTGACACTAAAAGGGAAAGACCTAAGATTCACACCACTGAATAATAATTCTAAGTTTGAGTTTAATACTTGTCCTGTTGTTCTTGATATAATACTCGCTGAATTGACATTACCACCAAGTTGGTTAACTGCAGCACCACTAATCGCATTTCTTATAGCATTTTGTGTACCTTCATCAAATCCATCAAATTTTATACCTTTTTGCATAAAATCAAGAGCTTGTTGGAAACTTTGTCCTGCATTTTTTTGGAATTGACTCGCAGCAGTAATACCTGCAAGTTGAAATATATTCATTTGATCCTCACCCCAAGTCACAACATTAGAATCACTCACTTCTTGAGGTATAGGTAATTCAATATAATATTGAATTTTTTGATTTCGACTCATACGACTATTCGCATCAGTCACATTCATTTTAAAATCTTTGTATCCTGTTACAACGGTTTGACCACGAGTTTTTTCTACTCCCCTATAAAGACCTTTCTCTGCTGTTACAAGTGCTGTTTCTTCAGTCATTGATAATCCAAGTCCTCCAACACCACCTGCTGGTGCAGTATATTCTAAACACTTAATTAATAAAGTATCACCAGTTTTTTCACTAGGACCTCTTGCAAGAGGATATCCTAATCTCATTTTGAAATTTTGTCTTCTAGGAGTTGTATTTTTGGCAGTTGTAGAACCAGTGGTTTTTTTATCTCCTATAAATTTATTTCCATTCGGACCACCAGTGCTTGCATATCTTGGATCACTAGAAAAATCTGGTGATGCTGTTGCTGCGTTATGCTTTGCTTGTTCAACAGGATCTTCTCTAAAAGAAGACATTCCATATTTCTTTATTAATTCTTGTCTAGAAAGATTACTATCCTTTGTTTTTGCAAGTCTATTTTTAAATCTATTTCTACTGCCCATTTCGACCTTGTTTTTTAACTATTTAGTAGGATTTTGACAAAAGGTAAAGTTCTTAAATCTCTTAACTCCATTTCGTCTACTTTGTACAGTCCACCGACCACTTCTGGGAATGTATATTGTCTCATTTCACCCCAATGATAATTGAGTCCACGAAATCCCCAAGAGAATACATCAGTCACAGCAACAAGTGGATGTGAATCATAAGCAATACCAGGTGTTTTTGCTTTATATACAAAGACATAAAAATTACCTGCTTCTGGAACATTACTTCCTTCAGTTAATACACCTAATACTTCTGTTGCTAAATCATCAGCACTTTCTGTACCGATTAGATTTTTCATTATGGGATCTATACGACTCATATGTTTAACTCTTTTTCTGTAATTACTTTAAACTCCCACATTCGGTCAGCACAATATTCTCTTGCTGCTTTCCACTTTGCTTGATTTCTTGCATATTCAAATGCTTCACGAATGTAACCTTTGGTCTGTCTTTTTGGTTTTTTAGGTTTTGTTGTTTGTTTGAGTGGTTTGACTTCAATCAGGTATCTTTTTATCTTACCAGTGTTTTCTTGTACTTTAATATAAAAGTCGGGAAAATATCTATGAACACGATTATCTTGTGGAGAAATGTAAGGTAGTGCTATTTCTTCACTACCCCATTCTAATATTTTATTATTCTTATCACAATACACCATGAATTTTCTTTCCCAAAGTGACCTATAAATTATATTGGTCGGATCACCTTTATACTTTCTGGGAAAGGATGGATAGTATTTTCCCTTATAAGCCATCTAAATAACTATACTATAGTTGTATTTAGAGTGCCAGCACCGAGACCAAGAGGAATATCAGATATAATGCCTAAGTTACAGAATGTAGCTCAGACATCAAATTATTTTGTAAGATTTTCATTACCACCAAGTGGATTAAGAGGACATTTAAGAAGAAAGGGTATAGATTCAAGATTTATTGCAGATAATGTAGGATTATTATGCTACAACGCTGCTCTACCAGGTAGTGCATTAGCATCACAAAATATTACTGGTGATTATCAAGGTATGGTAGAAAGATTTGCACATACCCGTAACTTTACTCAAGTTAATTTTGAATTTTATGTAGATAATGAATATAAATCAATGAAATTTTTGGAACATTGGATGGAATATATTACTGGTGGAAATCAAGTTGATCCTGGTAATGATACATATTATTTTCAATTAAATTATCCACAAGATTACAAATCAAATGATACAACTATTGTAAAATTTGAGAGAGATCATGAAAAGTTTTTAGAATATAGATTTATAGGTTTATTTCCACTGTCATTAAATTCTGTTCGTGTTCAATACGGAAATTCACAGGTATTAAAAGCAACTTGTTCGTTTAGTTATGATCGATATATTTCAGGTGAATCATCATCACTTGCAAGAGATTTAAGAAAAGCGTATAATGATTTGGGATTTGGTCGTGGAAATGCAATAAAAGATGGACTATCACTAAAAGATGATAAGTTAAATGAAATGGCAGCACGTTCAACTTTTAGATATTTAAATGATGCTACTCCTGCTGGACAGTTTACATCATTAATTGGTAATAATACTGTACAAAGTAATATCAGAATAGCAGGAACTTGACATCTAATACTTAAATTGTGCTATAATAGGTTTACAGAACCACTATAAATAATTTTACTGAAGTGTAGTAATTATCATGCCTTTACCAACCATTTCAACTCCAACCTACGAGTTGGTGTTGCCTTCGTCAAACAGAAAAATAAAATTTAGACCTTTTTTAGTAAAAGAAGAGAAGATTCTTATTCTTGCAATGGAATCGCAAGATACCAAACAAATTGCAAATGCGGTTAAGAATGTTATTTCTCATTGTATATTAACAAAGGGTATAAAAGTTGAAAAACTTTCAACATTCGATATAGAGTATTTGTTTTTGAATATTCGTGGTAAATCTGTCGGAGAAGATATTGAAGTGATGGTTACTTGTCCAGATGATGGAAAAACACAAGTACCTGCTTTAATTAATATTGATTCAA